AAATTATTGCCATTCCCAGATTGGTCGTCACCAATGTTTGTCTGGGCTGTTGAGTCTTGTGATGTCGTAGCCGTTCCCGTTCCCTCAAAAGTTAGATGGAATCCTTCATCTCCATAGGAACCCCCATAGTTTTTAGGAATCCAAACACCATCTTTTGTTTCGCCAAAAGAGCTTGGGTCTAAAGCAGTACCATCAATAAAATTGACCTCTGCCATATATCCATCAAAAAAGTACGAGCTTCCATCATAAGAACCTATACTATGCTTGTTAGTTTTACTTACCGCTGTCTCATAATCTTCATCTGGATAATTTGCTGTAGCCAAATCAGTAATTTGCTCACCGTTTACATATAGCTTCGCGCGATTACTAGCGGTACTCTGTGTCGTATCTACTGCAAGAACAATATGATACCAACCACTTACATCACGAAAAAGTCTATTGGTTTTTAACTCAAAATTGTCTGAAGCAGGATAATTGTAAACATTAATTTGGTCATCGGCAGTGGAAGTAAACATTATCCAAAAATAATTTCCAAGCGAGGAATCTTTTGCAGAAAACAATACATTGTATCTGTTACCTATTGCGGATCGTTTAACCCAACCACTCCAAGTAAAAGTCCGTCTGTTACCAGCACTTCCGGGTGTGCGAGTTAAAGATGGGCTACTACCATCGTCAAAGCGCAAAGACTGGTCAAGGGTATGACTAAAAAAGCCTGTGCTTGTTTCGCCCGAACCTTCTGAACGTAGTATTGTCATTTTACGTTAACGCTCCTGAACAGGACATAATAATTAAATCGTTGTTTGCAGAGTTAGAAAGCGTGGCGTTAGCTTGGTCAGCCGTACAAAAATAAGTTAACATGTATTTTCCCGCCGTGCTGATTGCGGTTAACTGATCAGCATTTATTAATATGGGAGAATCTACACTTAAAGTATGACCCCCAGAGTTATCTAAAAATATAGTTCCCGACTGTCCTTCTAAGAAGTTATCAAGTTCTATTTCATCATTACCACTCGGTGTGTAATTAAAATGATTACTAACAGCTAAATCCATTTGTCCATTAGTATTAGTTGTAACTGTTCCACTGGCTCTACCAACTACTGTGACATCATCACCTATCGTAACATCATCAGTAACTGTAATACTATCAACAAAAGCATCCTTAAACCTTGTACTTGTCGTACCTAAGTCTACATCGCTATCTGTCTGTGGCCCAAACACACCGTCTGATACAAAAACTTGTTCAGCGTTTGCAGCGTAGAAGTGTATTTCATCTGCAGTTTCAAAGTCAATTTTAGTTTGATCATCTTCGCCAATCTTAACATCTGTTGCAAGAATGGATGTAATAGCTGTTTGTGCAGCAGCCATTCTAGCAGCGGCCAATGTTCCAGAACCAATGTTACTCGCGTCAGTTGTATCTGTGGTTGCTGAAGCAGCTAGTCCAAGATCGGATCTAACTTCTGATGCAGATCGTCCTTCTACAGAAGTACCATCAATACGTAAGAAGTCATCATCTGCAACACCGCTTGTAAAGGTAGCTACGTTGCCACTTGATATACCGCTTGATGGAACATCTGATGTTAGGGCAACTGTACCCGCACTAGAGGGCAAAGTTACTGTCACATCTGCTGTTGATGCTGGTCCGATAAGAGTAACTTTATTTGTACCATTATCACTGTCTTCAAAAAACTCTAAGAATCCAGCACTAGTTGCACCATTCTTTAGTTGTGCGCCAGCATTTATTATAGGAGTAGTAAGTGTTTTATTTTCTAATGTATCAGTTGATACAAGCGATACAAGAGTAGAACTGCTACCTGCTGGAAGCAACATCGTGTTAGTTACACTTGCACTATGAGGTTGTGCTTTAACTATTTGTCCATGACTGTTATTTTCACAGTTGAATTGTATGGCACCCTCGTTACCAGAACCGCTTCTACCTAATATAGTAATATGCCCTGTGCCTTTACTCTCCAACTCTAAATCAATATTAGTATCACCACCAGTAGCTGATAGTTTTGGTGCATTGCCAGTTGCAGCGTTAGTAACATCAAACTGATTAACCGCAGAGCTAGTCGTCTGAAATATAATCTGTTCATTGCCGTTTTCATCACCAATAAAATGTGCGTCATCAATTAAAATATTGTGGCTATTCGTATCCAAGTTACCACCAAGTTGAGGGGATGTATCCTCAACCACGTTACTAATTTCACTACCAGATGCAATCCCTGCAACCAACGTAGATCGTGTTATTCTTTTTAAGCCACCACCAGACGTATCTACGGCAAGAAACACATCATCATTTGCTACAGTTGATATTTCTGATAAACTTCCTACAGCTACAGAATTAAAGTTAGTGCCATCTGCAATAAGCAAATTGCCAGCAGTGTTAGTACCCATAGTTATATCATCACCAGAGACAGTCAAATCTCCTGTAATAACTACATCCTGAGAAAATGTAACATCTCCGTCAGAGGCAATGGCTATAGCATCTGTATCTGATGTGTGACCTATATTAGTTCCGTTGATAATAATATTGTCAACAGTTAGCGTAGTTAAAGTGCCTACAGATGTTAGGTTAGGCATGGCTGTAATTTCATCATCTAAGTAAGCAGCAAGAGTTTGCACTGTGGTTTGTGCCATAGTGCCGCCATGATTCATTACAATACCGTGTCCATCAGATACAGCAGTTGTTCCTATGCTAGTATCGCCATCCAGAATGTTTAATTCTGTCGTGGTAACACTTGCACCATCTAGTATTTCTAACTCCGCTTCAGATATACCCGCACTACCAATTGTCAAAGTTCCAGATATGTCTACGTTACCATTTATATCAATTGTTGTAGCTGCTATCTGTACTTCTGTATCTGCTACAATATCTAGTTGCCCGTCTGTGCTAGAGTTAATATATAGTGCTGTATCTCTAAATTGTAACTTTTCTGTAGTGGACATTAGTATGTCATCAGAAAACTCAAAGTAGTCCTCATCTTCCATCCACGTTAACACACCATCACTAGTATTCGCATCAAATGTTATAGCAATGTCTGTGTCTGCACCTGTACCAAACGTAATTGAGTTTGTCGCAAGCGCGGTGATAGGTCCACCCTCACCAGTAGTTCCATCGTGAGTATGTCCCGTGCTGGCTGCAAAAGCAGCAACTAGCTGGTCAAATTCATCATTGGTGTGTGCGGCGGTAATAGTATCGCCATCTGAATACGTGGATTGTCTTGTATAAGTTGCACCCATTATCTTCTAGCCCCTAATTGATATTCCATTTGAAATCCTTTTAATGAGTATGGTGCTGTGGTTGTAGCCCCATCTTCTACTCGTAAAGCTACAGCAAAACCAGAACCCTCTACTGCTTTACGCACAATTGGTTGTGAAGGTCCACCGTATGATGTAGTTCCATACGTTGATGATCCATATATACCACCAACATTTAAACTGTCTAACGGATATGCTGCTGGTCTAGATGATTGAGCAGATTCATAATCATAACGAACAAACATGTCTGCATCTATAGTAGACTCAGGAGCGTAGTTAATATTAACCCTTTGCATGTATTTTCTAACACCCGGATCTCCGAAGGTTATGTCAGGACTTCTGTACTTAGCTAATATTAAAGCACCGTCAAATGTGTTACCCTTATCTTGCCTATAAACAAATCCATCAAACCCACCATGCACGGGTATTACTTCTCCATTTTCAACAACGCTATCTGTGGACGAAGGTTTAATACCTTTTAACTCAGCAAACTCAAAACCTGTGCTTTTCATAACACATATCACACCTTTAGTCGCTGCTTCTGTGCTATCCTTACTAAAAAATATTCTATACTGTGTTTTGTCTGGTATAACCAACGAATCAAAACTATCTGCGTCCTCTAAATTTTCTCTAAAAATAGATTGTACGGCACCACTAATAGTACCAAGTTCAACGTCACCAATTCTTGCGGTACCAGCAATTGTTCTTAAACCATCTGGCCCTAAGAATATTAAGTCACCCGCAAATTCTTGTATAGTAAATCCGTTGATGCAGCCAATGTCACGAGTAACTGCCGTAACAGCAAAGTCTGAACTAGACGTTCCAGACAATTTAAATATTCTATTTTCGCAAAATACAAACAGGTCATCTCGGAAAACTTTAAGGCCCGTAATAGTATCGTCAACTTTTAAACTACCTGCACCACTACCAGATGAAAAGTTATCTTCATCAAATGGCACACTAAAAACTATTTCTTGTGGTGTGCTTGACTTACCTGCATAAAACATGTGGTTCTTAAAAGAAGCCACAAACTTAGAGCCAGCTACACTACTTTCACTTACATCTGTTGCAGCCAAAGAAGCATTAAACACGGTAGGTGCATTAACTTGGTCAACAACTATGATTTTATCAGTTCCGTCAAAGTTAAATCTTTCAAACTGATATTTTAAAGCACCTGTTCTGCCGTTATCCCTTGTAGTCCAAGACTCTGATATTACATCTGTAGCGGCATGATTTGCTGCGGTAGTGCTACTTGTTGCTCTAGTCACACCAGTAAACTGAGTAGCCGACTTACCTGTATAAGTAAATATTTCGGAGTTTATTTGTATTGTTCCACTTGAACTAAAAGAGGTGGTATCTTCTGCATTAATTGTGCCTGAACCAGTCATACCCGTGCCTGATTCTATTTTTAAAGATAGCGTAGTAGACGCAGAGCTATATATTAATCTGCCCCTAGCTGCTAGTACAAAGTTATTAAACAGTGCAACCATAGTGACGCTTTCAGTCGGATCTGCATCTTCTGGTACTTGTTGGTTTACGTGTTTTGTAAAACCATTTATTCTTCTATAACCACCCTCAACGTCAGGCTCAAAGTTTGTAAGCTCTAGTGCTT